CCAACCTGGTCTGTGCCAACCTGGTCTGTGCCAACCTGGTCAGTGCCAACCTGGGCGGTGCCAACCTGGGCGGTGCCAACCTGGGCGGTGCCAACCTGGACGGTGCCAACCTGGACAGTGCCAACCTGGACAGTGCCAACCTGGACGGTGCCAACCTGGGCGGTGCCAACCTGGACGGTGCCAACCTGGACAGTGCCAACCTGGACGGTGCCAACCTGGACGGTGCCAACCTGGACGGTGCCAAGATCAAAGATGACTGCACCTTGGTTGGTGGTCGTCCAATCTTTCAAGTCGGCCCCATTGGTTCACGCTGCGCCTACTTCACTGCCTACATCACAGACAAAGGTCTGAGGTTCGATGCTGGTTGCCAGCGTCAAATCACACGCGAAGTTTTCGAGTCTCGTCTGCAAGACAGTCACGGAGACAACGTCCACGCCAAGGAGTACAAAGCTGCTTTGGCTCTCATCGACATCCACGCAGAACTCTGGTCTGCAGACAGCAAGGAAGAATAATCATGGCAACAGAAGTTAAGTACAAATTTCCCAAGGCACTAGGCGCCTGCGCGGATAAACTGTTCGAGCTGCGCAACAAGCGCTTGGCCGAGCAGAAGAAGGTCGACGAGATCGCAGCTGAAGAGACTGCTCTCAAGAACCACATCATTGAAAACCTGCCAAAGTCCGAAGCGTCTGGCGTGGCTGGCAAGCTGGCTCGTGTCACTGTCGTGACCAAGCAGATTCCTCAGGTCAAGGACTGGGACGCCTTCTACAAGTATGTGAAGAAGACCGGCAGCTTCGACCTCATGCAGAAGCGCCTGACTGACGCGGCCATCAAAGAGCGTTGGGAGGCAGGCAAAGAAGTCCCAGGTGTCGAGCACTTCAATGCTGTCTCGGTGTCCATCAACAAGGTTTAACCAATCAAGATCTTGGGGCGCGGCTCAAGGTTCTGATCTTTCAACCCCGCGCAGTGCTCGTTACTAATCACTAAGGAACCATCATCATGGCTACAAAGAAAACTCAATCGACCGCCCTCGTCAAGTGGGACGAAGAACTCGCCAAGCAAGCTGAAGTCGCTGCCGGCATGGAAGCCAACACCGGAGGCGGCCAGTTCTTCAGCGCCAGGGGCGGCATCCTGTCTTGGCAAGATGCTCCGCTGCCCGGCAACCAGATGGCTGTGGTCATCTTGGACAGCATCTTCGAGACCACCTACTACGAAGGCAAGTACGATCCTGACACTCCTCAATCGCCGGTGGCATTCGCCTTCGGTCGTGATGAGAAGACCATGGTCTGGCACGAGAACTCCGACCCCGAGTTCGCAGGCAAGCTGTGCTGCGAAAGCGAAGTCTGTGAGTGGGGCTCGGCTGATACCGGTCGCGGAAAGGCTGCTCGTGAGACCCGCCGTCTGGCGATGATCCCGGCAGGTACCTTCAACCAGTCTGGCAAGCTCGAGATGTTCGAGGACGAGGAGCACTTCGCTTCCACGGCCATCGGCTTCATGAAGCTGCCGGTCACGTCGGTCAAGGGCTACGCCTCGTTCGTCAAGCAGGTGGCCGGTGCACTGCGCCGCCCTCCGTTTGGCATCGTGACCAAGGTCAAGGTTGTGCCTGATCCGAAGACCCAGTTCAAGGTCATCTTCGAGCCTATCATGAACATCCCTGACGAGCTGATGGGCACCATCATGCAGCGTCACGAGGAAGCCAAGTCCACGATCGACTTCCCTTACCAGCCGGCTGAAGAGAAGGCACCACCTCCTCCGAAGCGCGGCAGCCGTGCGGCAGCAAAACCTGCGGCCAAGCGCGGTAAGTACTGATCCTTCGCAGGAGCCTTTGCCCGACGTGCTGAACTAACCCTTGGCCGTCGGGCCTTTTTGACTCAGGAGCAACAATTATGAAGAAACTAGTGACGAACCCAGCGCTCCAGTCTTGGCTGGCTCTGAACGACGTCCTGCGCGATGCTGATGAGCCTGCGTGCCAAGCCCTCCTGAAGGAGGAGCTCAAAGGTCGCAAGCGCAGGCAGTTCATCAAGCGCATCCACAGCCGGCTGAACAAGGTCCGCGCCGACCGTGAACGTGTAGAACTTGGGGCGACGTAATGCCAGCACGCAAAAGAACAATCAAAGACTTTGAGGCTGAAGCAAAGTGGGTCGGTGAATGCTTAGTTCACCCATCGCCATTGGCTCCGCGTAAGGTCTACAAACTCAGACATGGCCAGTTGCTGACAGAGCAATACGTCTGCCATAAATGTGACACTGTAGGATGCTTGGTTGATGACCACCATTTCGTTGGTTCGGCCAAAGACAACATCAGAGACTCCGTCAAGAAGGGCAGGCACTCGTCTTTGCGTAAGGGTGGCACCAGATTTTCTGGGCGCCATACAGACGAGGCAAAGGTCAAAATATCGGCAGCATCTAAACGAATGTGGGAGACACGACGTGAAACAGCCTAGACCAGTCACAGTGGACTTCGAGACTTTTGGGATTGAGGGCAGACCAAAGTACCCTCCCATGCCTGTCGGCGTGTCCATCAAGTATCCTGGCAAGAAGTCCAAGTACTACGCCTGGGGACATCCCACTGGCAACAACTGCTGTTGGTCAGATGGAGCTGCTGAGCTGAAGAAAGCCTGGGCGTACAAAGATGGCATCCTCTTCCAGAACGGCAAGTTCGACGTCGACGTAGCTGAAGAGCACTTCGGTCTGCCTATCCCAACATGGGACAAGATCCATGACACGATGTTCCTGCTGTTCCTTGATGACCCGCACCAAATGGAACTCGGTCTGAAGCCATCGGCCACTCGGCTGCTTGGCTTGCCTGCTGATGAGCAAGACGCAGTCGGTGAGTGGCTCATCGCCAACCAGCCGGTCAAAGGTGTCAAGATCAGCAAGAGCAAATCGTCTGAGCACTACTTTGGCCGGTACATCGCCTACGCGCCTGGAGACCTCGTCGGCAAGTACGCCAACGGTGACGTGGACCGCACTGAGGCCATCTTCAACCTGCTGTGGAAGAAGACGGTTGATCGCGGTATGCTGACCTCCTACGACCGTGAACGCAAGCTCATGCCCATTCTGCTTGAGATGGAGCGCCAAGGCTTGCAGATGGACCACAAGCGATTGGCCGATGACGTGGCCATGTACAACGACTGGCGCGTCAAGATCGATGCTTGGATCATCAAGACCCTCAAGGCCGATGCTGACATCAACCTCGACTCTGGCGCACAGCTCGTGGCTGCCATGGTGGAAGCCGGCAAGGCCGATCCTGATCTGCTGCCCAAGACGCCAACTGGCAAGTTCCAAACGAACAAGGAGGCCCTGCTGCAAGGAGTCACTGACAAGGTGCTGCTGGCCGTCCTCAAGTACAGGACCCAGCTCAACACCTGCTTGAACACCTTCATGCAGCCATGGCTCAACACAGCCAACGCGTCTGGTGGCCTGATCTTCACGACCTGGAACCAAATTAAGTCGCCGTCTGGTGACCACAACGTTGGCACGCGGACTGGTCGACTGTCAAGCACGCCGAACTTCCAGAACATCCCCAAGGAGTTCGCCGCCATCTTCCACCACGAAGCACCTGAGAAGAAGTTGCCCAAGTCTCCCTTCAAGGAGACCTTGCCGCCGCTGCCCAAGGTGCGCAGCTACATCACGCCGTTCAAAGGCGAGATCTTCATCGACCGAGACTACTCCCAGCAGGAACCTCGCATCTTGGCCCACTTCGACGGTGGCGCCTTGATGGACAAGTACGTCGAGAATCCTTGGATTGACTTCCACGACTACGCCAAGGCTGAGCTTGAGAAGATGGGCAAGTTCTATGACCGCAAGCCGGTGAAGAACACGAACCTCGGTCTGATCTATGGCATGGGCGTCGGCAAGCTTGCTGAGCGCAACGGCATGACGGTCGAGGAGTCTAGTGAGTTGAAGAAGGCCATTCTGATGCTCTACCCTGGGCTCAAGCAGATGTACAGCGACATGAAGTTGCGGGCCAAGAATAAGGAACCCATCCGCACTTGGGGTGGGCGTGAGTACTATTGCGAGGAGCCAAAGCTCATTGATGGTCGCATCCGTGAGTTCGACTATAAGCTGGTCAACGTGCTCATTCAAGGTTCTGCCGCTGACTGCACTAAGGAGGCCTTGATCAGGTACCATGCAGCCAAGCATCCTGACGCCAAGATCGTCCTCAACGTCCATGACCAAGTCACGGTCAGTGTGCCGAAGAAGATTCTCAAACCTGAGATGGAAGTGCTGCGCAAGACAATGGAGTCGGTTGAGTTCGACGTCTCCATCCTGAGCGAGGGGGCAATCTCCGCAACCAACTGGGATGAACTCCAGGACTACGACAAGAAAGGCAAGGTGCTATGAGTGAACTTCTTGCCAGAAGGCGTGAGGCGCAGAAGAGGTTTCGTGAGCGCAACCCGACTTACTACGCCGACAAGATGCGTGAGCGCAAGGCCAAAGATCCTGAACTCTACGCTTCCAATGTTCGACGAATTGCCCTTCGCTTCTCGTATGGTATCACACCTGAAGACTACGACCGGATGTTCAAGAGTCAACGAGGCAAATGCGCGATTTGTAGATCATCTGACACCGGCCAAACTGGGAAGAGATTCCTCTGTGTTGATCATGACCACAAGACCGGCAAGGTGCGAGGACTGTTGTGCCATCGGTGCAATAGAGGGCTTGGGTTATTGAATGACTCATTGAAGAACGTTGAAACAGCGGCTAAATATTTACAAGGAGAACTATCATGGTCACCAAAAAAGTGATCCCAATCAAGCCAGCAACTAGCTGGTCGTTCAGTCGCTACTCGGACTATAAAAATTGTCCATTGAAGTTCAAGCTGAAGCACATCGACAAGATCAAGGAGCCACCAAACCCAGCCATGGCTCGTGGTGCTGCGATTCACACACTGGCTGAGGAGTACATCAAGGGCAAAGGTCGCACCATTCCGCCTGAGCTGAAGCTGTTCAGTGATGAGCTCAAGGCGCTGCGCAAGCAGTTCAAGAAGTCGATCAACGGTATGGTGGTCGAAGACAACTGGTCCTTCACCAAGGACTGGGAAGAAACCGAGTGGAACAACTGGGTTCACTGCTGGGTTCGCATCAAGCTTGACTGTGCCCACCACGAAGGCGACGACATCCTCATCGTGACTGACTGGAAGACAGGGAAGTTCCGCGCTGAGATGAATGAGGAATACATGGAGCAGCTCGAGCTCTATGCACTGGCGGCTCTCCTGTTGCACCCGCACCTTAAAGAAGTCCGTCCCCGCCTGGCCTACCTCGACCAGGGTACCATCTACCCAGACGCTGACAAGCCGTTGATCTTCACACCGAAGGACATCGACCGCCTGAAGAAGGTCTGGGCCAAGCGCACGAAGGCCATGATGAACGACACGACCTTCGCCCCACGCCCCAATGACAAATGCCGTTGGTGCTTCTTCAGTGCCAGCAAGAACGGTCCCTGCAAATACTAAGGAGATGAAAATGGAACACGTGATGATTGACCTCGAGACCCTTGGCCGCCGTGCCGGGTGCTCCATCCTCTCGATTGGCGCTGTAGCCTTCGACCCCAAAACCAAGCAGCTTGGCGCTGAGTTCTACGTGGTTGTGAACCGTCTCAGTTGCTTCAAGCTCGGCCTTCATGAGGACCCAGAGACTGTGAAATGGTGGGAAGGTCAGAATGCCGAGGCCAAGAAGATCCTTGCCGAGGTCGACGGTGGTGGCGAGCATCTGCGTGACGCCTTGAACAAGCTCACTGAGTACCTCAACCAGTTTGGACTGAAGAAAGTCAAAGTCTGGGGTAATGGTTCAGACTTTGACAACGCCATCTTGGCCAACTGCTACGCGGCCATTGGCAGCAACCAACCGTGGGACTTCTGGAACAACCGCTGCTACCGCACGCTGAAGAGCCTGCAGCCTCAAGTCAAGTTGGCTCGTCAAGGTACCTACCACAACGCGCTCGACGATGCCAAGTCGCAGGCCACTCATGCGCTTCAGTTGATGGGGTGACGAGATGGACGAAGTTGATCGCCAGCTTGACCGCGACGCTCCATGGGACGAAGCGATGATCAAGAAGACTCGCGAGGAAGCGGCCAAGATACCTGTAGGGCGTCCTGGTGATTGTGATCTTTGCGGCGAGTGGTCAGGACGCCTGGTGAATGGCGTCTGCGTTCCTTGTCGTGATCTTCACAAGCTTCCATGAGAGAATCAAAGATCGAACGTGATGCCGTTGACCTGGCGTGGAAACACCTCGGGATCATCGGCTCTAAACTCGTGACGCCGGGCGACACAGGGTACCCAGACAGGATTTTCTGGATTCCCGGTGGTCGTCCGTTGCTGATTGAGTTCAAGCGGCCAGGCGAAGAGCCTGAGCCAAAACAAGAATACATCCATGGCCAGCTCAAGCAGCTTGGCTACCAAGTAGAGGTACACGACAATGCAATCCGAGCTTTTTCCGCAGTCATCGAAGCCGTGGCAACCACACGCCTATCAAAAGAAGGCCGTCAAATTCTTGCTCGAGCACGCAGCATCTGCTCTGTTCTTGGATCCAGGGCTGGGCAAGACTAGCATCACGCTGGCTGCCATCAAACTGCTCAAGCAGAAGAAGCTGCTGGACAAGGTCCTGCTCATCGCCCCGCTGCGAGTCTGCTACAGCGTGTGGCCCAAGGAGGTCAGCAAGTGGACTGACTTCGGCGGGCTCAAGGTAGCTGTGCTGCATGGTCCCAGGAAGGAAGAGGCGCTGAAGTCTGATGCAGACGTCTACGTCATCAACCCTGAAGGTCTCGATTGGCTCCTGCAAGCCAAGAAGACCAAGACTGCCCAGGGCAAGACCAAGGTCGAGGTCGATCTGCGCCGCTTCAAGAACCTCGGCTTCGACACGCTGGTCGTTGACGAGCTGTCTAAGTTCAAGCACACCAACACCAACCGCTTCAAAGGTCTGAAGCTGGTGCTCAACACCTTCCGTCGTCGTTGGGGCCTGACTGGTTCACCAGCGTCTAATGGCCTGCTCGATCTGTTTGGCCAGTGCTACATCCTTGACCAAGGCCGCACGCTGGGTCCGTATATCAGCCACTACCGGATGAAGTACTTCGTACCAAGCCATGACGGCTTCAGCTGGAACATCCGCGAAGGTGCTGAGGACGAGATCTACGAGCGCATCAGCCCACTCGCTTTGCGCATGGCGGCTGACGACTATCTCGACATGCCCGCCCTCATTGAGAACAACATCCGCATCGACCTGCCGGCTGATGTGATGACCATGTACAACCAGCTCGAAGAGGATCTGATCGCCAAGCTGGATGCCAAGATCATCGTCGCATCGACGGCAGCAGCAGCCTCCATGAAGTGCCGTCAGGTGGCCAATGGCGGCATCTACCTCGATCCTGACGTGCAGGCCCTGATCAAGCTGCCCAAGTCCAAGCGTGAGTGGGTGAACCTGCACACCGAGAAGGTTGACGCCTTGGCCGATCTGATCGACGAGCTGCAAGGCAGCCCGCTCCTCGTGGCCTACGACTTCGAGCATGACCTCGATCGGCTGCGCGAGAAGCTCGGACAAGATGTGCCGTACATCGGCGGAGGCGTGAGTGCCAAGCGGTCATCTGAGCTGGAGCAGCTCTGGAACGCCGGTAAGTTGCCTGTGCTGCTCGGCCACCCGCAAGCCATGGCCCACGGTCTGAACCTGCAGGAGATGGGGAACCACGTCTGCTGGCACTCACTGACCTGGGACTACGAGCTCTACGACCAGTTCATCCGTCGTGTGCTTCGGCAGGGCAACAAGAGCAAGAAGGTCTTCGTACACCACATCATGGCTCGTGGGACAGTCGATGAAGTGGTCTTGGCTGCCGTGAAGTCGAAGCGCCGTGGACAGAATGCTTTGTTTGACGCACTCAAAAAATTGCGCAAATAGTTTGGTATTTTTGAAAATAGGTGTTTACATGGCCACTGCGGCACACTAAAATCTAATCACGGTCAACGCAATGGTGCTTGACCGAACAAACCTTGCTGAGGACCCTATCATGACGACCAAGACCTACACCGCCCGCGACTCCGCCACTTCCGCTCTGCGTAAGCTCGGCCTCCAAGCTCGCGATTACAACCTCTTCATCACGAAGGTCGGCGACAAGTTCGAGTGCGAACTCGGTGCAGCTGCTGCCCACCTCGAATCTTTGAAGAACCCCAAGCCTGCTGAGACCAAAGTTGCTGACGAGCCCAAGGCCAAAGTCGTCAAGGCAGGCCGCCGTGCTGCAGACCCAGTTGTTGAAGTCAAGCCGAAGAAAATGGGCATCTCTGCCACTGCCCGCGAGTTGATCCTGTCTGGCAAGACCAACCAAGAGGTCTGGGAAGCTCTCAAGCAGCAGTTCAACCTTGATGACTCCAAGAAGCACTATCCCACTTGGTATCGCTGCGAGATGAAGCGCACTGGTCTGCTGCCTAAGGAAGCTTGATCATGACGAGCTTGGGCAAGGCGGCACTGGCCGTCGCATTCCTGATCTTGGTCGGCATACTTGGGCACTTCGATGCTCAGGACGCCGATGACCAGCACAACCTCTACTGCTCCATGGTCGCAACTTGGAAGGCCGAAGCAAAAGCCGGCGTGCCTGCCAACGACCGCACTGGGTGGCCTCCGTACGATGGTGAATGCAAATGACTATCAGCAACCCGGACACCATTGAGATTATTGACGAGAGCACGCACGAGGAGATTCGCTTTCAGCTGTACATCGACGGCAGCAGGCGTGCTCTCGTGAGCAAGAAGAGCGGCACAGTTCAGCTTCACTGGCAGGTCTACGGACCGCAGTACTGGCCTGAAGCCAAGGTCTTGATGCAAGGCCTTCTTGAGCTGTCCGTCATCGCTGATAAACTATCTGGAGAAAAGAATGGCAACTAAAAAACAAGCGCCGGTCATCATGCCGTGCTATGACAGTCAACGTAGGACCTGCATCCAAGTCGAGCGAGCAGCAGGCCTCGTCAAGTTCATCCCGTTAGACGTCAGTCTGGGCCTTGAGGTCCATTCGACGTCGGCGGATTCATTCGACCAGCGGTTCACGCCGATGGAAGGATACCCCGTTGAGAAGGCCTGTCAGCTCTTCGTGAACTACAGCCAGACCCTCGGGGCGACAAAGGAGGCCATGGAGTACCTTGGCCAAGTTATCAACATCAGTAAACAGGAGCTCGAAATGGCTACCACCAAGAAGCAGGTCACGGCTGAAAAGCCGGCGACCAAATCCGCCGCTAAGAAGGCGGCACCAGTGAAGACGGCCAAGGTTGAGAAGCCAGCAGCCAAAACAGCAAAGCCCGCTGCAAAACCTGCCAAGGCAGGCGAGAAGAAGCCGTCGGCTGCGCAGATGTTCCAAGACCTGATCATGGCCGGCAAGTTGACCGACGATCAAATCTTCGAGAAGGTTCAAGCAGAGTTCGGTCTGGACGAGAAGAAGCGTGGCTACGTCAAGTGGTACCGCAACCACCTGAAGAAGCAAGGCGCCAATCCGCCCGAAGCCAAGGTGGCGAAGTAACCAAACGGCCTCGAGGCGCCGCCGACAAGGCGCCTCACCAATGGCAATCATCCAATAAGGAACCATCATGCCTAAATCAAGCACCAAAGAAGTTTCCCGTGACTCCCGCGACTACGATACCACACAACTGCACGAAGCTGTCCATGGCCGCACCCTGCACCGCGACTACTCCGCCCACTTCTGGCGCTGGAGTTTTGCCCGTCGATTCATCACGGCCAAGCACAACGTCCTTGAAGTCGGCTGCGGGGAAGACAAACCGCTCAGCAAGATTCTCACTGGCGGCACAACTGCTCATGTCAACCACTACACTGGCGTGGACCTCAACAAGCTGAAGCCGTCCAACATCCAGCGTCTCCAGTTCATCGGCGAGTTCAACTTCGTCGAGCGTTACAAGGAACTCCTCAAGGCGCGTCCCGAGGGTTTCGATGTCGTTGTCAACTACGAGGTCATTGAGCACATGAAGGTCGAGCATGGTGCCAATCTGCTCAAGGCCATGTTTGCGGCTACCAAGCCGGGCGGCGTGTTGCTGCTCTCAACCCCGGTCTACGACGGCGTGCGTCACGCCAAGAACCACATCCACGAGTACAAGGTGCCTGAGCTGCAGGCTGCCATCGAGAAGGCTGGCTACGTCATCGAGCGACGCTTCGGTACGTTCATGGACATCAAGCACATCGGCAAGGTTGACCCCACTGGCTGCAGCAAGGCGGCCGTGCTGGAAGTCCGCAAAGCGTTGGAGCAGTACTTCGACAACGATGCCATCAGCAACATCTTTGGCCCGCTGCATGAAGACCACGCCCGCAACAACCTGTGGGTGTGCCGCAAAGCAGCTGATGGCAAGCCTGTCAAGCCTGTGGCACGCAAGGCAACGAAAGGAGCGCCGTTCTGATGATTGGAAATGTCGCTGAATTCCATGAGAAGTTCGGTCTCCCGTTGGGTACCGACGATCAACTCATGCAAGATCCTGCTGCGCAGGAATTCCGCGTCAAGTTCCTCCAAGAGGAGCTTGATGAACTCAAGGAAGCTTTGGCTGAGGGCAACAAGGTGAAGGCATTTGACGCGCTGCTGGATCTGGCCTACGTGGCCTATGGCACCGCTCTTTTTGCCGGCATCAGTCCAGCCCAGTGGCACGCCGGCATGCACGCAGTTCACAACTGCAACATGGCCAAGGTCCGAGTGGCCAAGGCCGAAGACTCGAAGCGCGGCAGTGCTTTCGACGTCAAGAAGCCTGCAGGCTGGGTAGGCCCTGAAGCTCGTCTGGAAGAGGTACTGTCATGGACAAAGTGAGCTGCAAGCTGACCATCTTTGAAGGTCCCGATGGAGGCGGCAAAAGCACGGCTGCCAAGGTCTTTGCTGAGTCGACGGGCGCCAAGTACGTCCACTTCCCAGCATTGCCACGAGTCAGTCGCAACTTGGGTCGCATGTACGTGGAGGCCATGCTGCCTGCGCTGCTCGGTTACCAAGACGTGGTCTTCGATCGCTGCTGGCTGAGCGAGATGCCTTACGGCGTCGCGTTTCGCGAGGGCCGTGATCGCTTGACTGATGCCAGCCGTCGGATGCTTGAGCGTCTGGCCATGCGCTGCGGCGCCGTGGTGGTCAAGTGCCAACCGGCTTGGGAGACGGTCAAGGCCAACTACCTCAGCCGCAAGCACATGGAGATGCTGGACAACGAGCACCAGCTCAAAACGGTCTACGACATCTACGCGGAGCAGGCCACCGACCTGCCTCTGCTAGACTACGACTACACCAAGGGCGATCTGTTTGCCGACGCCAAGCTGGCCATGACGATCGAAGGTCTGCGCATGCGCCAGCATCCGTTGAACTTGGCTTCGGCTGGCAACTGGGACGGGCGCATCGTGCTGATTGGTGAAGCTTTTGCCGAGCGCAAGGACTGTGACTCGTTCTACCAATGGCCATTTGCCTCGTTCAGCGGCGAAGGTTGCAGCCAGTGGTTGGCTGAGAAGCTTGATCTGATCGAGATGGGCGAGGATCAGATTCTCTGGCTCAACTCAGACCAGGACCTGTCTGTGCTGCATGACCTGACTCCTGAGCGCGTCATCACACTTGGCACTGAAGCCTACCAGCAGCTGTACCGGCTGAAGATCAAGGCGGCAACTGTCCAGCACCCACAGAGCTGGAAGCGATTCAAACACGGCCAGCGGTATCCTCTGCTGGACCTCATCTAAGGAAGCATCATGGACTTTTCAAGAACTTGGCTCGACGCCATCAACGACATTCTTGCCAACGGTGACCCAGTGGCGCCGCGTGGCAAGATGACCCGTGAGATTCCTCAACGCACCATGGTGGTCGACATGCGCCGTCCGGTGCTCCGTGTACCTGATCGCAGCCTGAGCTACAAGTTCATGGCAGCTGAAGCCTTTTGGATCCTGTCTGGCGACGACCGTGTCGAGACGATTGCCCCATACAACAGCCGCATCAAGGACTTCAGCGATGATGGTGAACGCTTCTTCGGCGCCTACGGCCCCAAGATCAAGGCGCAACTGCCCTACGTTGTTGAGAAGCTGTTGGCCGATGAAGACAGCCGCCAAGCTGGACTGACCATCTGGCGTGAGTGCCCACCTCAGACCAAAGACGTGCCATGCACCGTGGCGATCTTCTTCAGCATTCGCGGTGGCAAGCTCAATGCCCACGTGTTCATGCGGTCGAGTGACGTCTGGCTTGGCGTGCCATACGACGTCTTCAATTTCAGCATGCTGAGTCACTTGGTCTGCGGTCTGCTGAATGAGCACCGATCAGTCGCCAACGCCGTGAAGCCTGGGCGTCTTTTCTTGACGGCCGCTTCAAGCCACCTGTACGAGACCAACTGGGCTGATGCCAAGTTGTGCTTGGCCAGTGAAGTGCTTGAACAGCCGGAGACCGACATCCTGCTCTGGAACGATCCTCAGAACCTGATGAAAGTCTTGGCTGCTTTGCGTGACAGCAAGGTCGGTGACGAACTTCGTTGGTGGGAGCACTGATATGAGACTCAGCCGCGACGAGTGGGCCCTCAAGCTGGCCTTGCTGACTGCCCAACGGACAACCTGCTGCCGACGAGCTGTGGGGTGTGTCTTGCTGAATGCCCGTGGTCATGTGCTCTCAACAGGGTACAACGGCGTCGCGGCCGGTCTTCCTCACTGCAACCAGCATGACCCATGGCACCCGATCGGGTTTCCCCATGCTTGCTCTGGGGCTCAGGCGCCAAGTGGCACGAACCTCGATGGCTGTCAAGCGATCCACGCCGAGCAAAACGCCTTGCTCCAGTGCCGCGACATGTACGCCATCCACACAGCCTACGTGACGGCCAGCCCATGCATGACCTGCTGCAAGCTGCTGCTGAACACGAGCTGCCAGCGGATCGTCTATGTGGAGGAGTACCCACATTCGGCAGCCAAAGACTTGTGGACTGGCGCCGGAAGGGCTTGGGAGCAGCTTCTTGTGGAGCTTTGATCAAACTTGAGCCTCAGGGATGACCCGAGGCAAACAACTAAGGCCTAGCCAGTAGTAAGTACTGGACTAGGCCTTTCTTTTCAATCCTGCATGGTTCCTGTTGATCCCTGCCTACTTCGTGGCTCCGCGTACCTTCTCCCAAGACCTGCCGGCGACGTAGCCGGTCATGACAACACCGAAAAGGGTCAGGACTGGCTCGGGAATGGCCAGCATCCAGGCCTTGAAGCCGGACGTAAACGCCGCAGCAGCCTCGGGTCTGAAGATGGTCAGAACCCCCATCGGAATGCTCCACAACAGCAGCACGTAGACCACATACAGGAATGATGGGCGTGCACGACTGGTCCACGGATCTGTGGACTGAGCTTCAGCGATGATGGCGCTGAGCTGCACCTTGATCTCGTCCAGGTCGCCGGCCTGCTGCATCTTGAGAAGTTCAAGTTGAGCCTGGGCCTTCTGTGCCGGGTCTGGGAAGATCTTGTCGATGATCTTCGAACCGATGCCGAAGATCGAGCTGAGGGTAATCGGGTCCATTATGGGTACTCCTTCCAAGGCAACTGCCAATGTGGTCCGTCTTTGAATGTCGTCCAGTCGCCTCCCCACTCGATGGGGATCTGCAACTCGGCGGCCGCCTGCTTGACGGCAACAGCAAGCTTGTGGTACAGAGGCCAGTCCCAACGAACTGACCCGGCTACGTAAGCACCGAGGTCGACCGCATGGCCAGTCAGGTGGCGTGACCGCATGGTCTGGCTGGCGCCCGCCTTGACAAGCTGCTCCTGACGAGTCTTGGAGCGAACTCCTTCAAGCACTGCAAAGTCAACCTCAGTGATTTCAATGGCACGCTCAACAACCTTGACGAGGTCCGGGTGGACCCCAGACAAGCGGTCTTTTGACTTCTTGCTAAGGTTATAGGTCATGGCTTGTCTGCCTTCTTGTCGATCTTGTCTTCAATGCGGTCGAGTTTAGTGAACAGGGTCGCAACCGAGGTTGAGAACTCATCTTTCTTGACGTAGTCTCCGGCCACTAAGACCTCAATCTCAGAGACTTTCTTTGCAAGTTCCTTGTCAGCAGTCTGCAGGTCCTTGACGGCCTGCCAAACTGCATTGAGCAAAAACCCGATGAGTGCCCCAAAGCCACCAAGCAACCAGTTGATGAATGTTTGATCCATTTGTTACGCTCCTGACTTATCAAAAATGTAGATGGGCGTCGACCGTCGATGCAAGACCCTAAAAATGACACATTGCCGAACCTCAATAAAGTCATCATATTGCTCCAATGATGAACGCTAGAAGTTCTTCGTAGCGCACGCCGTAACGATTGCCGGCTTTGCGTGCTGGCGTCACAATTTCACCGCTATCCACGTCAATAACCGCGTCCTCGGCGGCCCACTCGTCATAGCAGATGATCCCGTAGCGCATCGGGTCAAGGCCTTCAGCCTGGAATGCATCCATAACTTCTTGAGCGATCACGCCAACGTGGAAGCGAGCCCCTTCACCTCTGGCTTGCACGGCATCTCTGAAACGGAACTTCTTGATGAGACCTTTTACTGCAACGGCTACCCGCTTTTCTGTGTCATCCAACGGCACCGTATCTTGCTTTGCGCGGCTGTCTGAGGTATTGATAGTCCCCGTTCCCGCGTACACAACGGACCATCTCAAAGCGGCTGTGCCCAATGTTTTGTTGTTATCAGACCAGGGACGAAGGGCACCATCGACAACTTGGACTTGTGTTCCCGCTGTGGAATTCAAGTCAATTGACGCCCCAGAAAGTGAGGTGCGGGTGATGCCAGTACCGCCGATGTTTAGCACGTCACCAGATGAGACCGAGGCAATAGTTGTTACTGATCCTCCTGCCAGCAAGGCTCTATACCCGCGTGTGTTGGGGATGACCATCGATCCGTCAAAGCTCCAACCAAAAGTTGGGTCTGTATTGTTGAGGTCCAACTGTCTGTATTGTGTATCTGACCCCCATCTGATTTTAGTACCACCGCCAGTAGATACTTCACGCTCAATCAAATTGTTTGAATTGCCGTTGTTTACAATAGTGGCCCCACTAGCATAAACATTGCTCACATCAAGTCGGCATGCAGATGTACCAAGCAAAAAAGTGATAGACACTGCGCCGAATTGGTTGGCGCTCAAAATTGCGCTAGAGGCACCCACTGACACATTTCCTAAAATACGAGCGCCAGTGGTGATGCCGCCATTTATTCCAGCGGGCGAGGTGCCGGCTCGTATGTCCAACTTGCCAAATTGCCCACCGCTGATCACATGTGACCCGGTGTCTACCAGCAAGATACCGCCGACAGCTTGTGAGGTGTAGACACCCACAAGCTGGTGGTAGAGAGTCGCCGTGCCACTAACCCCGATCTCAATGTCGTAACCTGTTGCAGTGGCGTCTGTGGTGGCATAAATTCCGCAGGTGCCAAGCACCTGCACATGGTTCCCGGTGGCTTTAAGCGCACGCCCCGCGGCCCCATAAGACGAGCAGTTGATGAAGCGTGGGTGATTGCCTGTTGCCGTTACGTTATCACCCGTGTAGCCTGTTCCTAAGAATTGGATGCCACTAAACTCAACATAGTCACCCGCCGATGCGAGCAACACGCCGTTGGCAGTTTTTGCAATGTTGACCTGTCCGTGCGCGTAGAACCGTTGAAAACTTGTTGATTGCACCAGGTTACTGGCTAGGTAAGTTCCAGCCGGAAAGGACAGGTCTTCTCCAGAATTTATCGCCGCTTGAATCGCTACCGTGTCATTTGTGACCCCATCTCCCACAGCCCCAAAGTCCTTGACGCTGACGGTCTGTGCCAATTTATCTTGCACGGTAGTGGCCGTGGCTCCTGTAAATGGTGGTTGGTATGACACCAAATTGCCGTTGGTGCGCTCAGCTGCAGCAGGCGCGCTGTAGACGGTGCCGCCCTTTTTATTCATCACACGGATGCTGTAGTCGGTATTGACATATAGGCGAGCAGGCGTTCCACTGTTTGAGGGGTAACCTGCCAGAGTGCGGATGGGTTGAACTGCAGCAATAGTAAGTGCGGCGTCCCAAAAGACGGCAATTGGGTTGGTCTGAGGGTCAAGATTTACTGTACCGATCCAGACGTAACCATCCTCAAGAGGTTGGCCGTCAATGTCCGTGAAGATTGGATAGGTGGGTTGAACGGAAAGTGCGGACATTACTGGTTCTCCTTTTGGTTGGGCAATTGACGTGTTGTGAAAAGTGAGCGAAGCCAATTAAACAGCATCGCAATCCATTTGACGAGTGTGGTAAACATTTTGCCATCCTATTCTCCTAGAGCTTGTCTGACGCGGGCGCGGGTTTTTGCACCTTTGATTCCTTTAGTCAATAATCTGAAGCTGGTCATTACAGGGGCTGGCACACCAGCAGTGCCGCTGATGGCGATGTCCATCATGCCTGCAAGAACGCTGGCAGTGTTGCTTGTGTTTACTGCACCGGGTGGCGCAGTCAGAACATCCTTGGCCACGTCGTTGATGGTTCGAAGCTGCTCAGCGCCCTTCTTGCCAAAGACAAAGTCAAGTTTTCCGGACTTGTCCAACTGGCCAACTACGCGGTCGAGCTGAGCAGGAGACAGAATTGGGTTGCCCAGTTCATCACGACCAACACCTTTAGTGGCCTCGTCACGCATGAACTTGAGCGTGCCGCCCTGCAATTCCTTCCAGGCCTGTTGGCCATTAGGACCTTCTGTCTGAAGTAGGCGACGAACTTGCCGCACAGTATCAAGAGACGTTGATGGGTCGATGACTGAGCGGCGCAAGACATCCTCCATGGCGATGGAACGGTCATTGCTACCGCGCTTCTGACCAAGCAGGTTTTTCACCAGACCGATGTTTTCATAGTCACTGCCGAACCGAGCCCGAGCAGCCCGCGCCTGCTTGTACATGTTGCCGCCCAACCCTTCAGTTGAAGCATCGATGAGGCTACGCATTTGAGAAGCCTGCATGATGTTGGTCGGCTCAGCATTCGTGGCACCACCGATCGAACGGCGAAACAACTCAGCCGTCTTGAGAGTGACAGGCTGGGCAATCAACGTACCATCAGGCGCCTCAGTGGCCACACCAAGTTGCAAAGCTTTAGCTCGAGTTGCCTTGAGTACGTTGGCGACTTCAGCTTCAGGCGCATTGTCAACAAGGTGCTGGACCACGGTGTCAAGTTTGACTGGCGCCTCCATCTCGCCGGCCTTTTCGGCCTCCTTGTACAAGGTGCGGATGCGCGTCTTGTCTCTGGCCGCTCTGTCACGCAATGCCTTGTCTACGGTCAGACCAATGGAGCGCAGGTCAGGTGCCTCGGCACCGGTCATGTCGATAAAACTTTCAAGGTTCTGCTGTAACTGCTTGTTCTGAGTAGCAAAGCGTTCACGGATGGGCGCACCAACCTCAGGCAACTTGGCAGTCTCACGCTCAAACCGCTGTTGCTCGAACTGGCGTGTCTTCTGGCCCTCAGTCAGCTTGATGGGCACAGGTAGTTCATCAGCTTTGGCTTGGCGTAGTGTGGCCAAATCCACACCAGCAGCTCCACCAGAACCTGGCGTGCCAGGAGTAGGTTTCTTGGCTGTTGCACCGGGCATCATCTCACGAATCGGCTCAGCTACTTTAGACACAGCCTGGCCAGCGCGTTTTGTAGCTGCGATAACTGGTGCGGCCACGCGGCCAGCAGTTGCGGCCATGACCGGTGCAGCCATCTTGGTACTGGCTGCAACTGCTCCAATCGGACCAACAACTGGGATGACAGGAGGGACGTTCTGGAGCACTTCGCCAACAGCCTGTACTTGCTCTTGGCCTGACTGCGTGCGAGGCGCGTAGGTCAATGCCTGAGCTCCCTGCATGGCTGACTTTTGAACCAGGTTTGCAGCCTCTTGACTGCCAAACTGGCCAGACAGGATCTGCTCAGCCAAACCTTTCAGTGTGCCACCAATTAGACCGGCTGTGCCACCCACTGCGCCAGTGCCGATCGTCAACGCTGCCTCACCAGCTCCGACGATCTTCTCGCCAATTGATGGTTCAACATACTCTTGTGTCGTACCAGGCACAATCGTGTCTGGGATCTGGTTTGTAGTATCTTGGCGGGCCTTGACAAGCACGGCCGCCAAGCGCCGAGCAGCATCAAGGTCACCAGCTTTGTCGGCGTTGACCAGAGCCTGCTCAAGTTCTTGGAGTGTTGCCATCAGCGGGCTCCTTGTGTATACTTCTTCACGAGTGCATCAATGTCACTGCCTGAGGTGCTCACAGCCGGCGTGTCAGGGATGGTCTCAGGTAAACCAGCTCGCGCGGTCATATTTTTGCGCGCCTTCATGACCAAGCGCTGGGCTTCGCGAACGTTCTCGAGCAGGCGTTCAGGAGACTGCTTCAAGCTAAAGTTCTGCAGAGCAGCTTGGAGTTTCTCGCCTTCAGCGTTTGACAAGGCGCCCATGCCCTTGATGTTTGGGATCTGGGCCATGAATGACTGAGAACCAAGCGTCTCGACCAGAGCTTCAAAGTCTGCAGTATCCTGTGTGAGAGTAGGCATACGTGACGACACTGGGCCAGCTGCAGAACCAACCACACCGACAGGCGTCTTCAGGATGCGATCGGCCGTGTTGAGCATGTTGTCCATGTTGGTACGAGCAGACTCAAGGTCGGCGGCTTTGGTGCGCACAGCTTCATCACGCTTGTCGATCATGTCCCGAAGCTTGAGTTGGTTTTCCTCGCGCTTGATTTGGTTGCCCTCGCGAGCGATCTGAGCATTCATGGCTGCAATGCCAGCATTTTGCTTGGCGATCTTGATGTCCTCTTGGATCTTGGTGATGTCCCAACCTTTCTTCTGCAGGTCGAGCACGGCACCTGACTCGGCAAACTTGGCCTCGACAGCAGCCTTCTGGGCTTTGGCCTGAGACTCGGTCAACTTCGATGGTTGGAGTTCAGCATCACGTTGCTCGCCTTGGAGCTTGGTGAACGTCTCAGTGAACTTGTCAGGACCCATGGCCGAAGCCAAGAAAAGGCCGGTTGATGTCTTGGCCGTCTCGGGGCTGGTCTTGATCAGGACACCTAGGTCCTCAAGTGTCTTGGCTTCGCGCTCCTGTCCTGAGTTGCGGTAGGCCGTGGCTTGATCAGTCAGAAGCTGCTGGGCAATCTCAGGCTTGCCAGATTGAAGTGCCGCGTAGACCTGTGTAGCTTGACCAAGACGTGAGTCCTTCTGCTCGGTGCTGAGCACATCATAGGTGCGCTTAAAGTTCTCGCTGAGCGACGGGTACTTGACCATCATGCTGGCCAAGGCCGATGGCGTTGGGTTCTTTGACAGTGTACCAAGGTCAGCTTCCATCTGAGCCCGGGTCTCACGAGCTTTTTGAAGATCAAGAGCTTTTTGTTCTGCCAGGTTGCGTTGAGACATCATGTTCGAGATGTTCAAAGCATTTTGGACGCCGCCCATGACCGATTGAGTCGGGTCTGGGACATTGAGCATATAGTTGAATGGTTGTGCCATGTTAGAACACCTTTAGAGCTTTGAGCGTGGCGACATTGCCGATGGTCCCGCCGATATTTCCCCACATCTGCGCTTGTGCCTGACCCTGAGCCAGAGCTGCACCGGCGGCTGCCTGTCCTTGCTGGGTCAACGCGTTACCGATGTTGGCGCCAGTCTGTTGAGCCGCAGCTGCCTGGCCAGCGGCCGATGCCTGGCCAAGACCTGAGATGGTGCCAAGTTTACTGAACTGTGACTCGATCAATTGACTGAGCAGCTGTGGGCGGAACTGGGCAAGTGTGGCTTGCACGTTGCCGCCACGAAGACCGCCAGTTGCCGAAGCATTCTGAAGGATGGCGTTCTCTCCTTGCTGCATCATTGATTGGAACTGAGGCGAGGATTCAAGTCCTGCGATGGCTTCTTTTTGGGCGGCTGGTCCAGCCAAACCGAGAAGACCTTGCTGACCCTTAATGGCACTCTCGCCGGCTCCTACATAAGGGGCCAACAGTTTCTGCACTGCGTCAAATTGGCGGCGCTGCTCTTCAATTGATGCCTGGCTAGATGCGGTCTGAGCACCTGCGGCAGTTGAAGCCGCGTCAGATTGCGCGTTGCTGGCCATTACACCAGTGATGACTGATCCGGCCACAACGGCCGTTGCGATTCCACTCATTGGGATTCTCCTTCAATTAGATTGATGCCCGAAAGGGCGAGAGCTTGTCGGTAGTCGACTGTGACCTCTTCACCTTGGCTTCCACCTGAGCAACCAGCAATGCGTTGAGTAGCCACCAACCAAATGTCGCCGCCTTCGTCCTTGACAAACTTGGCATTGGGTGTTTTGGAGTGGTTGGTGTAGCGACCCGCAGGTGTACGCATACCATCGATGCGGGCTGGGGCAATGACTTCATCCTGCTCAACTGGTGCGCTGAGAAATACTCCCTTGCCCTCAATAGCTGAGTCACGCACCGTGAACTTTGGCGCAAAGCCACTTGGCATGGTGATCTGGTCATGTGGGTTTTCAGACTGGGCGCGAACTGCCTCAGGGGTGAAACCCGACAGTCGAACCACGAGTTCAAAGTCTTCGCGGTCTTCGCGACGATGGTACGCCTCAAGTTGCTTTGTGGCTTCGGCATGGGCTTGCCATGTGGCACTCTTGTCTAGGAAGGTTTCCTCGAGCTTGTCAATGTCGTGCTCTTCAGTGGCATAAACGTTCTGCCAGATGCAGGTCTCAAGAACATACCCAAGCTTGCGGCCAGGTTTACCCACAAAGATCATGGGTGCTCGGAGTACCTTGGTTTGACCATCGTCGCCGACCATGGCAACTGCGCCTGTCAGCATGATGTTGAGGTGGTCAAATCTTTGCGCATGGCCGATGGCAAGTGTGCCGGCAGGCAAAGTGACTTCGCGGATGTAGATACCTGGGCCGAAGTGGTGGACTACTGGGCACTCAACTTGAGGCAGGTCTAAGAGGTGGTATTCAACCTGCTCAATCTTGGCAGGGTCAACAATGTTGTGGGATTTGGCTTCAGCCAGCATTCAAACTCTCCTTTTCAGGGCGGTATGAGCTGCTGGCTGCTCGTTAGGCTCAGCTGCTGTGGCGTCTAGGCATCACAGGTGGATCAGATACTAACACGCATCTGCCCACCTTGTAAACTGCTAGGTTATTTCGCGTCCGCTGGCGCGGATAGTCAAGGCTGCGGCCGCACTGGCAATTGTGGAAATGAGTCCGCCTGATTCAAGTACTTGGCCCACAAGTTCTGGGAAGGTGTAGGTCTCATCTGGAGCAATGGCGCGAGAGTCCACAATTAGGTTGCCGACTCCAGCAGAACCACCTGGCGACACAAGATTGACGCTCAACGTCACGTTGACAGCACTGGTGTTAGTGGCTGTGAACTTGTCAATGATGGTCTTGCAGTTAGTTGCGGTGTACTGAGTAGTCTGAGTGTCCTCGGCCTGCTTGGACGGGGTGAGTGTTTTAACGGTGACGGTCATAGAGCTTTCTCCTTAAGTTGGGGCGGCGTATCCGGTGATGATGCCGTTGACAAAAGTCAACGAACCATCCGTTCCAAGTGCTGTGATTTTTTCCAGTGCTGCAGTTCCAGAGATGCCGACGTTCTCAAAGGCCATCGTGCCAAGTCCTGTCACGGCAACAGTTATAGCACCGTCAGCGTTGGTGATCTGGATGTTAGCACCTTGTGTCAAGTGGTGGTTTTCCCAACGTTGCTGTGTGGCGTCGTAGATCAAAACTTCGCCAGCCAGAGGAGTACCAGTGCCGTTGATGTAGACGTCCTGCAGTTGGTTCAGAGACTCGCTGACCTTCATGCGAACGAAGATCGAGCCTGAACCACCGCCTCCAGCATTGATGACAACAGCAACAGGAACAGCGATGCTTGGTGCTGAAGGTTGCACGTTGGTCCAAGTGCCAGGCGTGGCCGGATCGAAGTAGAGCAGGTCTCCGTCGTTCCACACCTCGCCGTATGGAGAGCCCGTTGTATTGAAACCTCGCAACAGACCGAAGTTAGTCACGTAGCCAAAGTTGTTGTCAGCGATGTCCTGAGTGGCCACGCCCATCATGTAGTCGGCAGGAACTGACCCATCAGCAACCGCCAGACCAAACGTCAACTTGCCAGACGATCCGACCGTGCCGGTGAACATCACAGGCGTGCCGTTGGCTATCAGGCCGCCGCTGGTGTTCTTGGCGTAGTAGTGAATTTCCTGTCCGACCTGCAGCACGCTGCCGCCGTACAGACCAACGTCCATCGTGCCGTCGTCGCGGTTCCACTGCACACGCCGTTCTTTGCTGACATGTGGGCCAATCTCAGGCAGGTCGATGTAATCAGTTACCACTGAATTATTGTGCTCGGTGACTGGTGCGGCGGCCAGCATCTCTAGTGCGTTGGCAATACGTGAAAGCTGTGCCAGTGCGCTGTTTGCAGCGGCCAACGCATTGCCCGCTTCTATCTTGACCTCGTTGACAACATCAGGAGCGATTGAGTCGGCCAGCGCAAACAGACCCTCAAACTGCTTGATCTGCTCAAAGTTTTTGAGGAATGTAGCAAGTTGGTCGCGCGTAAGGTTGAGTTTATTTGTCGCCATGGTCAGTAAGCCAGAGGTTCAAGTTGAGCTTCAAGCCGCACAAAAGACATGTGAGCTTGGCTATCACCACGGAAACGTTGCACTCTCCAGTTGCGCATGTGTCCTTGTTGGAACCAGGTAAGACGCTTCTTGGTGTTACCAGTCGTGCCAGCACGAATTGGACGATCCTGGCTCCAAGATTGACCGTCAACAGAGTAGCTAGTGGTGATGACAGGATCGGTACCAATAGCAGTGCGCCCAGTCAAAGCGACAAGCTCAAGCTCATTGAAAATGGCTCCTCGTCCTTCGTTGTAGACAACCAACGTGCCAAACTCCCAGCGAACAATCTGGCCCCAATGGCTGCTGGTATCTTGTGACATGTGACCAATGGTCGAAGATTGAGGGTCGCCGATCAGCCATTTACCATAGGCCCAAACAAAGTTTCTGGCCCTGTACTGGTCAAAGCCAACAGTGCTGGTTGTCAACGTGAACCAGACATGCTCCTCAAGTATACCTGAGGCCGCCGCGTCGTACACTAGCGTGCGGTCAGGCAGGTGGACGTACAAATGCTGGTGGCTCTTGTCGTTGCGGGCTTCAAGTTTCACCGTTGAGAGTTGGCCCTCAGTGTATTGAAGCAAAATCTGGTCAATCTCCTGTGTGCTGATCTTGTTTGCTGTGGCGTTGGCGCCAAGATAGATACCCGGCTCCTCGTTACGTCCACTGCCAAGAAAGGCGATGGTCTCAACGAACACGCAGCAGGCAAACGTGCCGAGCACCCCTTTTTGGATTTGCGCTCCGTCGATTCGTTGGAATGGAAAGAAGTCACCGCCAATGTTGTCAAACACCTCAATGGTGTTGCGGTTCAGGGCGTAGACTTCGTTGCGGAGCTTCACAAGTGCAACAACAGGATCTGGGTCGGCTTCAGATGACCCGTACTTCAAAGGATTGACCTGAGTCGGGTCTGTCAACTCTGTGACAACCAAACTGCTACCGTCTGTCGTCATGAAGTACCCGTCAACCCAAACCACGTCAAGCACAATACCTAGGTCCCGGTCAGTGACTTGCGTGAGAGCGCCGTTCCAGTAGTACAACCGACCGCCAGAGACTATGGCCAATCGATCAAAGCTGTAGTCCATGGACACAAGGCCATTGGTGGGGCCACCAACGTCTCCCAACACAGTCACTGCGCCGTTGGTTGCAACGGTCACAAGTTTGGTACCCATGACGCGGTAGCACGCTCCGTTCCAGTTGATGCCACCACGATCAACGCCAGGACCAGAGCCGTCAGACACCAATCCATCTGCCGGTCTCAGGAAGCCATTGCTGATGCCAGACTGCTTTGGCACGGGCACCATATTGACTGGGTAGCTTGTACGCAACTCAGGTTCACTGCCTGCGTAGATTCCGTTTAGGATTGGGATCTGCATTCAATTCACCTTAGGCGATGCGGTACCAGCTATTTGTGGCCGCGTAGTAGCGAACGCGGAAGAAGTCTTCGGCCGACAAGGTACTTGGCACACCGTATGCGGCCGCGGCTCCGTTGAGGGCAAACGTGAATGAGGTGATTTGCTGCGTGGTGGTGATCAGCAGTTCAGTCCCATCAGGTGTCTGCGTGTTGAGTGGTGGTGTGACAGTACCTGAAGCAAGTGTACCAGCCGGCTGAAGAATCAGCCACTGTTGCTCGCTGACTGGCGTCTGCACGGCCACATTGAACCCAGTGCCAGGCGTGGCAAATTGAGTGGCAAGAGTAGGAGACGCAAATTGCTGTTGGAAAAAAGCGAGCAACTGCCCAATAGAAACTTTGCGCGCATCGCCGTTGTTTGGCACGTAAATAGGCAGCAGGTCGCCGGAGGAAAGTTGACTCAGTCCTGACAGTTGGTTGATTGTTGGCATGGTGCCTCCTCAGTTGAATTCAATGGGACCATCTTGTCCAGCAAGGACTGGGTCGACAGGTTTGCGCAAGAACGGGTCATCGTAGGTGCGCCACGGCTTGTTGCCAGCGCCCGACGGCATCGTGCCTGGGAGTTGCTGCTCAGGAGGCAGTGCTGCACGCGACATCAATGTGTCATACGTGGTTTTGGCAATGCCCTTGGCGTCAGGCGACACGGTCTTGCCAAAACTTGGTGCCAACCGTACACCCAAGTTGCTGTAGATGGCTTCGTTGGCTGAGTCAGGCACGTTGGTCTGCTCATCGAGGTCACTGTCGCCAGGACTTGAAGGAATTGGGTAGCTGAGACGAATACCCTTGGCATTCCACGACGCCATCATAGAGTCGAGTCGGCGCAGGGCGCTTTGCAGCTGCTCAGGAGTCAGGTCGAAGACGTAAGCCGCCAACCCGATTTCCTCGAAGGCCTGTGTGACGAATTGGCGCTTAGTCCAGCCCATGATTACTCCTTGGCGAGAGCTGCGGTGATCGCGGCGCCGAGTTCAGCGTCGGTCGTTTTGTTGGTGAACTTGATGCCCAGCTCCTTGGCCTTGACTTCGAGCTCCTTGCGGGTCGGAGGCGCGGTGTCGTCGGACTTGGCGGCAGGTTTGTCGTGGGCGTCGATGGCCTCGGGCAGCGTGGTGAACCAGCCGTCGGCCAACTTGGCATCGAGCTCTTCTTGGTCGTTGGCAGCCACGTAGTCGTAGGTGCCACCAGCGCGGGAGTGCGGGCCATGTCCCTTGTAGACGAGCGTGGGGAACTGGTCGTCAGCAGCTTGAACTTGTTCGGTCATTTCTTGGTACCTTTCTTGGTTGCGGCTTTGGCCTTCTTCGCCACGCTCAGAGCGATGGCGACTGCTTGCTTCTGAGGCTTGCCGGATTTCATTTCGCGGCGGATGTTCTCCGACACGGACTTTTTGCTGTAACCTTGCTTGAGTGGCATATCAGTCTCCTAAAGGTTGAAGAAAGGGGCCGAAGCCCCTTCCCTCAATCAGCTTAGGTTTGGCTGAACATGATCAAGCCGGCCATCTCAGGCTGCTTGCAGACCACACCGAAGAGAGTATCCAAGCGGTACTTGGTCTTCATCGTGTCGATGTCGTAGAACTTCTGCATGACCAGCTCGATGCCCTGATCGGTGGAGGCGCGCATCACTGCGGTGCCAGCATCGGACGGGACGGCGTAGCGGCCAGGCAGGATTTCCAGTGCGTCCTTCTGCCAGAACGGGTTGACGTAGCCGGCAACGGTGTTCAGGAACACGATGGCCGAGGTCGCAGACTTGGTGTTCACCACGCAGTTCTGGTACTGGGCTGCCGCGTCGTTGGCCACTTGGTTGCTGATGATCGGAGGACTGATCGTCATGGTCGTGCCGCTGTCCACCGAGATGACACGGAAGGTCTTCAGCTGACCGGTGTCGCCCTTGGTGATGTGGTGCACGGCATTGACGGCAGCGATCGTGAAGGCGTCGCCAGCTGCCACAGAAGCAGTGCTGGAGACGGTCACGGTCTGGTAGCGGTTGTCAACGTTGATCTTGCCGCCCACGGAGGTGCTCGTGGCCTTGGGGATGTAGTAGTTGACGGCAGCGTCACGGGTGTCGATCGTCAGACCGGCGCCACCAGCTGCAGCAGCTTGGCGGTTGGCGTAGTCGAGCTTGTACGTGTCGAACGACGCGATCATGCCGACGTAGGCGCGGCGGTAAGCTTCCTTGGGCAGGTCAGTCATGTTCTGACGACCAGCCAGGTTGCTTGCCATGCCGTTGTAGTCACGCGTGCTCAGAGCAAGGTAGCGGTCGTACGAAGGCACGCCTTGTTCGTTGAAGATTGCTTCAGCTTGCGCCACGTCATCGAAGCCAGAGGCAGCAGCCGTGCGCTTCACGAACAGGGTGCCCTGGGCGGACGCCACGTTCATGAGCGCCACGTTGATGTCGCTGGCCAGCTTCTGCTTGGCGCTGTCACCGAGGCGGTTCTCTTGCAGCGCATCACGCAGCTCCTTGGCGTTCAGAGTCCACGGCACAGTCTTGCTGAAGCCGATGGTGGCCGGCACAGACAGCTGGGTCATGTTCTTGTACGACGCAGAGATGTCCGTACCAGGCGCACCGTCGATCGACGTGGCGATGTACGGCTGTGGACGCCAGATGATGTCGTTGGTGCGCTCCATCATTGTGGAATCGGTGGAGTAGGTTGCGACGTTGCGGCTCAGGACCAAGGCGTCGTTGAAACCTTCGAGGATGTCTTCGAACGCGACGCGTTCTTCTTTGGAAAATGCATTTGCCATGATTGGCTCCTATTTCAAGATTGGTTTACTTGGCCGCTTGCTTCGACTTCTTGTACTGGATAACTTTGGTGAAGTCTCCAGTCTTAGCCGCCTCGGCACGCAGCCGCTCGAGGGTTGAGTCCACAGTCCCAGACTTATTGCCAGTTCCCTGGACAGTGCGTTCCGGTGCCGTGGCTGCTTTGCGTTGCGTAACTTTCAATTGAGTCTCCAGTTTAGCCACCGCGAAAGCAAATTTCACGGGGTCGGTGATGGTCGAGATTTCCTTGGCCTTCTTCGGGTTCTTGCCCAGCGCGTAGATAACCAGTGCGGGGTTTTCAGCTCCTTGCAGCACGATGCCTTGTTGGGTGACGTTGAAGACGTCCTGGGCAACTGCCTCGGCGTCGTCAAAGTCCTTCACCTTCAGCTCGGTTTTGGCCTTGCCGTAAGCGTCCAACTTGGCTTGCCAGGCTTTCTGCTGCTCTTTCTGAGCGGCTTCGGCCTGGGCTGCAGCTTGATCGGCTTCCCGTTTCCGGTCGTACCAGGCTGCCAGTGCTTGCTCGAACTTCTCAGTGTCGTAGTCGTGGTCCTCGAGAGTAGGCTTCTTGCCCAGGGCTGCCGGCTTGGTCTCAGCCGCCTTGGTGGCATTCAACTTCTCTTCCAGTTCACGGATGCGACGCTTATCCTCGCGATTGGTCTTGCGCAGTTCACGTACCCATTCAGGCGCTTGGGTCTCTTCCTCGGTGGGCGGCGCTTCCTCACCAATGGTCACGACAACGTCATCGGACTCGGTGGCAGTTTCCTGGGTGCCTTCGCCTTCGTTGTCATCGGACTGGGTTTCGTCGGTGGTTTCCACACCTTCTTCGCCCTCGCCGTCCACAACCGTGGTTTCGTCTTCCAAGGTTACCACTTCATCGTCTGTCGCTGCTTGACCGTCTGCCTTTTTGCTCATTTTCATGACCCCATTCAAAACTCACCCATTAAAGCGGCTGGGTGGGAACCGCATAAACAAAGATCTTACAGTGGAATGCCGTTCTGTGATACAGTTTCGGCCCCTTGTGGTTGGACTTGGCCCAAACCACCGAACTTTTCAATGACCTCCATGGCCTGGCGCTGTTCTGACGAGTCCACTTCAGCCAAGGTCTTCATGGTCTTGGCCTTGGTTTCATCAGCCTGGGCCACCGTGAGGATGGTCTTGGCACGAGCCTGAGTGGCGTTGGCTGTGGCTTCGTCGGCCGCTGCCTGCAGGTACTGGGTATTCGGATCAGGCTGCGCGTTCTGGGCCTCTTCAGCCATGGTCTGCTGTTCTTCCTCTGTGGGCTTGACGACTCCCATGCGGAGCAGTTTCTTGCGGAAGTAGTCACGCACCTCGGTGATGCCCTCGCCTTCCATGTTCATCATGGCCATGGCGCCCAGGACCTGCTTGGTCTCAGCGTCATCGGTCAAGGAAGCCATGCCAGTCAGTGCCCGGACCGTGGCAGCACGCTTGCTCGAAGACGACGGACCAACGTCCACATTGACGTCGAACTCGGCTTCGGACAGGTCGTTCTCAGTCTCAATCTCGCCTTTCTCGTTGACCACAGGCTTGGCCAGCTCGACCGATTGCATCTCGTTCTGCGGGCCAATGGATTTCATCTTGCGGCCTTCTTCGACCAGCACATCCTTGGCCATGCTCAACCAGATTTCACCTGAGCGCTTGACGGCCTTGGCCATGTTGCTCATGTAGATGAAGGTCTGCATGTCGAGCTTGTTCTGGATCAGCTCAACGGCCTTGCCACTGATGTTAGGCTGCAGCTCCTCACCAGCTTGCTGGTTGCCAAGCAGGTCTTGCATGTCCTGTTCGGTAATCTGCAGCAAAGCAGCCAAGGCCTGAGGGATCTGAGGCGGCTTAGTGTAGCCGATCGGACCGGTCACGGCTTGGTTGCCATTGGCGTCGGTGATGGGGTTCACCAGCAGGTAGGGGTAGTTCTTGATGTTGTCGTCAGCCCACATCATCTGGTGACCAGCGACCTGCTCAGGCGTGAGGATCGGCTTCTCAACCGAGGACAGGGCACTGATTTCACCGAGCTTCGACAGCTGCATGTTCTTCAGACGCTGGGCATCCTTGGCCAGGCGGACATGGCCCATGCAGCGTTCCACGTTGTCGACGAACCAGCGCTTGCCGTACATGGGCACGATGGGGATGCACTTGCCAGCAATGTAGCCGCAGTCCTCAAGGACCTTGCCACCGGACAAGATGTACTTGCGGACACGGCGGCGCTTGATGTTCTTCTGGCGGACCTCACGGCTGCCAACTGCAAGCAGGCGTTCTTCCAAGGTCTCATCGGCCTCGAAGTCGGCGTCCTTGTAGCGTTCCTCTTCACCGTCAATGGTCTCCCAGACGTAGACGGTCTCGCGAGTTTCCTCGACGCGGTAGTACTCGGCCACGAAGACGACGTCAGGCGTCAACCAGTCGAATTCGTATTGGTGGACTTCTTTCGGCCACGAGGCTGGATCATCGCCCCACTCGTCCTTGTAGGCTTGGCGCGTCATGGACGTGATGACAAAGCAGCGCTTGGCGTCGGCCTTGTCTTGGCGCTTGGCGTTCAGGTCAAAGAACACAGACGAGTCAGCATCGAAGATCGGCTCAATGCGGATCCGCTGCTTCTCGTCCTCTTCGTCCTCTTCGTTCTCGTACACAGTGCGCAGACGCCAGGCTCCGAAGCCGCCAGCCACACCTTCCTCGAAGGCGTTGTCGTAGGCTTCCTCAGCACCACTGTCCTGCTCGTCAGCACGGTACAGACCGTCGCACGTGTCGGCCAGCTTGTCGTACTCCTTGCCTTCCTTGCTCACGAAGTCGACGGTGATACGGTTGTTGCGGTACTCGTTGATGATGCGGATGACGGCCAAGTGGATCTTGTTGACCTCGAACTTGGGCTTGTTCTCGAACTGCTCGCCCAGCGGACCTTCCCACTGAGCACCTGCGATCGAGTAGAAGCGACGGTCTTGGAGGCACTGCAGTCGCTCATCGCGCAAGGCAGATTGGATGTTGTCAAACTCGGCGAGCGCCTCCTGGTGGATGGCGGCAAGTCGTTGCTCTTTGGATGGTCGGGCCATGGTGGTTCCTTATCGGTTGAAGTGATGGGTGGACGCGATCGGCTCGACCTTGACGTCCTTCTTAAAGTTGATCGGCCATTCGTAGTCGACGCAGTAGCCGACTGCGGTGGTGATGTGCTGGTACTCGCTGTCCTCCTCGAGGAAGGTGCTGCCCTTCTTGATCTGCACGGTGGCGAAGCCCTTGTGAACGTACTTGGCCTTCTCGATGTTCACGAACAGACTGACTTCGCCCTTGGCGTTCTTGATCTTGGCTCGCACAGCATTCTGACGGTCCTTGATGGCTGGTGCCGCGTTCTTCACCTTGCGGGTCACGGTCCAGTTGTTGGCGCGCAGCACTTGTTCCATCTCGGTGTAGTCAGAGGCGTGGCCATGCTTCTCACCAGCTCGTCCTGCGGGGTCACCGTAGATGATGACGCTGCGGTTGGTGTGGTTCTTGAACTTCTCAACGAACTCGAGGGCCGACTGCCGAGCCACTGCGGACTGGAGGACAATCTCATCGAGGATGTAGAAGTCATTGCCACGACGCACACCGACGCCTGAGCTCATGGGCGTGAAGTTGAAGTCGTGGTGCCACATCAGCTGCTCATTGGGCTTAATGACCTCAGTGGTGTAGTTGTCCGGGCTGTAGTCCTCGTAGACGCGGCCTGACGCGGTCTCGAAGCTGGCCTCGTACTCCTGACGGTACTGACGGGGCGACATGCGGCGCTTGGCAGCATCGATGACGTCCTTGGGCAGGATGTCTGAGCTCTTCCACGTGTACAGCTTCCAGTCAGGATCGCCTGAGGACCGAGCGTACTCGGCCATCTCGAAGTAGTGGTTCAAACCGTCAGGGACACCGATCAGCCAGCACCATGGGCGGTAGTCAGGCTTCAGCGGGTTGAACGTGTCCAGGGCTGGGCTGATGTTCTCTTGCCACGCACCGTCACGGACGTCGGCAATCTCATCGATGACGCCTCCGATCCAGAGCACACCTTCCATGCGCTGAGGCTGGTCAAGACCGATGAGGCTGATCGTGCTGCCGTTGGGCAGACGTATTTGAAGCTCGGACTCACTGACTGAGCGGTCGCCGAGCACGGAGGTGAAACACAACCGCTTGAGGTCTTGCCAGTAGATCCGCTTGACTTGGTCCCGGGTTGGTGCTGCCACAAAGTAGGGTCCGGGTTCCCTCATGGCCTCACGCACCACGAAGCGCTTGGCTCGCTCAGTCTTGCCCGATCGGCGTCCTGCTGGGACCACCTTGAACCGCACCTTGTCATTGACGAGGTCGGTCTGGACCTGGTGCTCAGTCAGCGGGTACCAGCGTTCCATGTCCTTTTGATGGGCGAGCTCGATCATACAGGCAGCTTCTCCGCAATCGACTTGAGGGTCTCAGCCACAGCATCAGAGTTGCCGCTGACGGAGACGGTTTGCACTGCGAGGCGAGGTGCGTAGAACGGAGCTGCTGCTTTCGCCGCATCGATGCGGGTAGGGAAGTCAGCATAGACTTCTTCTTCCACAAGGTCGCGGCTCTTTTCGTTGCCCTTGGCATCGTACTTGACGACCCAGCGCTTGTGCACGATGCCTTCACCACGGCTGACTTTCAGCAACCACTCATGTGGGAGCAAACCGGTCTCCATGGCGGCTTCGCGGGCTTTGGCGGTGACCTTTGTCACCGAGCCTTTCGGCCGTCCACTGCCGGGTCTTGGTCCACCAACTGCCATAATCTAATCTCCACAAAGGTTTTCTGGTTGTTTACCACGATGGAAGTGGATCGTAAACCGTTTCACTGGTGGCGTAAACCTCTCTATCACATGTGGAGTTCTTCGTACACCCACTTTATGGCCGCTACACATCTGCGGCGGCGTAGCCTGTGTAGCGGCAATGTGTAGCGACCTAAGTTGTTGATTTATAAGGACTTCTACAGATACTACAGATTATTCTTACTTTTCTATAGAAGAAGAAGAAGAAGAAGAATAGTATATAGAGAGAAGAGAGAATAGAGAATGGTGTAGCTGAGCATAATCTGTAGCGGGAGCTGAGATGCGTAGCGGGAGCAGCCAAGTGAGCTAAGTGCTTGATCTATAACAGCTTTCTTCACAGTGTAGTCAGTGTTCTACTCAGCCTGTAATCCATTGTTTACGGAAAGCGACAGCCGAGCTACAATCTGTCTTGTCAGTCGGGTGTGTCGTTCTCCTCTAGTGGGTCTACGTCGTCTCCTCAGCAAAGACTTGCCCGACTGACACCTACCATTCTGGCTGAGCATGATGGTTAGCCTGACACGCTGAGGCAGGCATGACGATAACTAAGGACCCCCAATCAATGAAACAATGCTCGAAATGTCTTTCAACCAAACCACTTGCTGAGTTCAGCAAACATGCTAGGACGGAAGACAGTCTCCAACCATGGTGCAAACAGTGCTGCTCTGAACATCGAAGAATTCGGTTACTAGAACCTGAGTATCGTGAGCAGCGCAATAGCGAAATTAGAGAATACCACCGGGGTAATATATTGTCAAGGTTGCGCAACAATATGCGCGGGCTTATTCGCAGAGTTTCGCCAACGGCGAAAAAATTCCCGTCAAAGAAGATCCTTGGGTATTCGGCAAAGGATCTTTGTTCCCACATTGAAGCACAATTTGAACTAGGAATGAGTTGGCAGAATCGAGGGGCTTGGCACATTGACCACGTCAAGCCAGTTTCCTCCTTCCTTAACGAAGGTATCACAGACCCAAAAATCATAAACGCGCTTTCAAACCTGCGTCCTCTTTGGGCTCAAGACAATCTCACCAAAGGGGCGAAGTAGACCAATGGCAACGAAGACAAAGAAGGTGGCTCCAACCACCGACCACAAAGCAACTGCACTAGTAGAAACCAAGCTCAAGGGAAGTGGACTCACTCTCGAAGACGCCAAGCTACTGAAGATGACGGCGCTCAGCGCTCAGCAGACAGCTCAACATCACCAAGCATTCAAGCAACTCTGCAGCTTGAAGATCGAGTACCTCGATCCTGCAGGGTTCCCCATCTCGGACTGGCCAGGCGCCAAGCCGTTCTATCGCATCAGGTACCTCGAGACGCCGACTGACTTCGCAGCTCTGGCCGAGAAGAAGCCTGTCAGGTACGTGCAAGAACCCAACACGGCACCAGTCGCCTACTACCCAGGCAACCAAGACTGGTCAGCCATCCTCGGCGACACGGACCAGCCGCTGATCCTTACTGAAGGCGAGCTCAAAGCCGCCAAGGCCTGCAAGGAAGGCTTCCCCACCATCGGGCTGGGTGGCGTGTACAACTGGCGCAGCCACAAGCTGGGACTCGACTGGCTCCCCAGCCTCGACCTTGTCAAGTGGACCAAGCGCAACGTCTACATCTGCTTCGACAGCGACTACAAGACCAACCCCATGGTGTGCGCAGCCCTTCGTGAGCTCGGTGAAGAGCTGCACCGTCGCGGCTGCTTTGTCCATCTGGTCTCACTGCCTCAGCTGCCTGGCCTGGAGAAGGTGGGACTGGATGACTTCCTTGTGCACGCCGGCCCCTCAGCCGTCTCGATGTTCCGCGGACTCCTCACAGAAGCCGAGCCGCTGGGCCTGACCGCGCCGCTTTGGGGGCTCAATGAGAAATACGTCTATGTCCAAGACCCTGGTCTCATCGTTGACCAAGACACTCGGTTCAAAGCATCACCATCCGCATTCAAGGAGCACTTGCAGGCGCCCCTGAACTACCACGAGCGGAGCCTTAAGCAAGACGGTACCGTCTCCTTCAAGGCGGTCTCAGCTGCTGCTGCCTGGCTCAAGTGGCCGTTGCGGACTGAGGTCACGAAGATCACGTACAAGCCAGGCGACGGCCGCTTCATCGCTGAGCCGCGTCCCATGTTCAACATCTGGCCAGGCTGGGGTGTCGAGCCGGTTGAGGACGACGTCACGCCGTTCTTGGAGCTGGTCTCTCACATCTTTAAGGGCAGTGAACCTGAGGCCATGAACTGGTTTCTCAACTGGTGCGCCTACCCGCTGCAGCATCCGGGTACGAAGCTGTTCAGCTCAGCGGTCCTACACGGCATCCGTCACGGCACCGGTAAGTCGCTGATCGGCTACACGCTAGGCAGAATCTACGGACAGAACTTCACCGAGATTAGCCAGATGGACTTGCACAATTCATTCAACGAGTGGGCTGAGGGCAAGCAGTTCGTCATGGGCGACGACGTGACCGGATCTAACAAGCGGGCTGATGCCGACTTCTTGAAGAAGCTTATCACGCAGCGGGAACTCCGAGTTAACGGCAAGTACGTGCCAACCTACGTCGTGCCTGACTGTATCAACTACTTCTTCACGGCCAACCATCCTGACTCGTTCTTCCTTGAAGACGACGACCGCCGCTTCTTCATCCACGAGGTGCAGGTAGGCCCCATGGACGAAGAGTTCTACATGAACTATGACCTGTGGCTGGACACGGGCGGCAGCAAGGCAGTCTTCCACTACCTGCTGAACCGTGACACCGGCGACTTCAACCCGGCTGCTCCTGCCTTCAAGACAGCGGCCAAGGAACGCATGATCGCCAACGTGCAGAGTGACCTGGCCGGTTGGGTACGTCAGCTCTTGGCCACGCCGAACCACGTCCTCAAGGTGGGCGAGATCGTGGTGGACAAGGACCTGTTCACGAGCAAGGAGCTGCTGCAGTTCTACGATCCGAGTGGTAAGACCGGAACCACTGCCAACGGACTGGGTCGCGAGCTGGCACGGGCCGGAGTCCGTCAGATATGTGGTGGCAAGCCGATCCGCTTGGCCGACGGTGGGCAAGGTCGCTTGTACGCGTTGCGCAACATCGAGTTCTGGATGACTGAGGCTGCTCCGCAAGCTGCTGTGAAGCACTTGGAAGACTGGTCGAAGAAACAAAGCGGGCAAAAAGCCGCAAAATATTGAAACCGCATGTTTACAGCCATGGCGGCGTAGATTAGAATCGCAACTGCTGAGGGAATTCTCCCAACGCGTTATCAACCACTTGAAGGAGTGAATCATGAATGCAAAAGAGATCAAGGCCGCACTGGCCGACGAAGGTGTGCAAGCTGCTATCGAGAAGCAAGTCGCTGCTGCTGTGAAGGCCGAGACCAAGCGTGTCCTGACCGTGGTCAAGGAAGCCGAGCTGCCCGAAGACAAGGCTGCTGCCAAGGCAACCAAGGCCGTGCTCAAGTCCATCGTGGACGGCATCAAGGAAGCTGCGTAAGCAGTCTGCCAAGCAGACAGGAGACTTCGGTCTCCTTTCTTTTCATCTGAATGTAAGTAAGGAGTTTCACATGAACAATCGTGATGCAAGTGTCCAATCGGACGAGCAAGCACTTGAGGCTCAGATTCAAGCCAAAGGCCTCAACGCGCCTCGCCTGACACCGGCCGACATCGATGCACAAATTGCTGGCGAGCAGTACCACGTCTTTCCAGGTACCACCATGACCGTTTGCCTTTTGATGCTGAAGAATGGCTTCAACGTCACTGGTGAGTCGGCTGCCGCCTCGCCTGAGAACTTTGACGAGCAGATTGGTCGCGACATTGCACGTCGTAATGCTCGAGACAAGATCTGGTCGCTTGAAGGCTACGCGCTGCGCAACCTGTTGTCAGGTCGTGCCGCTTCTCAAATTGTGGAAGGTAACTGACCATGCGTTGCTACCTCGTAACAGGCCCTGGTGCCAAGCGCTACGCCGCCACGAACGCCGATGCTCGCGCCACACGCGATGCGCTGGTTGAGCAGTTGGACTGCAAGAAGAAGGACGTTGAGATTGAGCAGACCGACATCCCGGTCGCCAAGGCCGACTTACTTGAGTTCATCAACACCTTGTGCGCCGAGACCGACGCGAAGGATGCGGAAGAATGAGCCAAGTCCGTCTGATCGCGTTCACCCAGCCTGTTGAGCTGGAAGGCGTCCAGACGGGCGAGGAGCTGGTGGCCTACTGCGCTCGGGTCTCGAACCCTGAGAACCAAGCCAACCACAGCACAGCTCCTCGCCTGCTCAAGTATCTGGTCCGCAACCAACACTGGTCGCCTTTCGAGATGGCTCATGCAGTCATTCAGATTACCACAACCCGCGACATCGCCCGTCAGATTCTGCGCCATCGGTCCTTCAGCTTCCAAGAGTTCAGCCAGCGCTACGCAGCTGTCGTGGACGAGCCTGTCTTGCGTGAACCCCGTCTGCAAGATCACAAGAACCGCCAGAACAGCGTGGAAGTCTACAACGACGACCTGAAGCTGTGGTGGGACGACAAGCAGTCAGGAGTCGCGGCCTACACCTCGGCCGTGTACCAACAGGCCTTGGAGCGTGGCATTGCGAAAGAAGTTGCTCGTGCCCTGCTGCCTGAAGGACTGACTCCTTCGCGTCTCTACATGGCCGGCTCAGTTCGCAGCTGGATCCACTACATCCAACTCCGTGCCGGCAACGGTACCCAGAAGGAGCACCGCGAGATTGCCATCATGTGCCGCCTCGCTCTGCTCGACGTCATGCCATCACTCCAGGAGATTCTCGATGCAACGCAAGATCACTAAGCCGGCCGCTCCTGTCAAGGACGTGGTCAACCATCCGCCTCACTACGCTGAGACCGACAACGGGGTCGAGTGCATTGATGCCATCCGTGCCGCCCTGGGCAAGGAGCAGTTCATCGGCTTCCTTCGCGGTCAAGTCATCAAGTACCAGTGGCGCCTGGGCAAGAAGGACAGCTCGGTTCAAGACAACAAGAAGGCCATCTGGTACGCCACCAAGCTCGATGAGGTGCTCAATGAAGCGTAAACGCTACCTCTACACCTGGGTCGACTGGTCCAAGGAGATTCTGGGCTGGATCTTTGGTCTGGCCGCGGTCGTCATCCTGCTGCCAGTCCTGGGCCTCATCCTGAAGGTCCTCTGGATCTTCTTTCTGATCGGTTGGGACTTAGCCAAATGAGCAAAGCTTTCGCGACTCTGGGCCTTCCTGATACCGCGACGCCTGACGAGGTCAAGGCGAAGTGGCGGGAACTCTGCATGATCCATCACCCAGACCGTGGTGGCAATGCTGTGGAGTTCAACACGATCAGGAAGGCCTACAAGGCGGCCATGGAAGAAGCCGGCGAGCCGAAGCCATGTGGGTCCTGCAAGGGATCTGGCAAGGTCACACAGACCATGGGCTGGTCCTCGATCGAGCTGCCATGCCAAGTGTGTGGAGGCTCGGGTCATGGCTAAGAAGCCTAAGACCGTGCAGGTCGGCAGCCGCGAGTACTTCGATGCTCTGCTGACTTTCTACACGAACCGGTCAACAGCCATCACTCGTGGTCGAGGCAACCTGAGCCGTGAGGACCTCGAGTACGTGGCTGAAGCTGCCTCCAAGCTGAAGGACAAGCGCCTGCAGGAATGCATCGCTGAGTTGATCGGCTGGGGCGACGATGAACGGTCTGAGCTTGAGACGCTTCTGGCCATCGGCTTTGAAGCCATGAAGCTCTGCAGCCCAAGTCGCTTGCGCGAAGCAGCGATGCGGGTCAGTTTGAAATACTACATGAAGAAGGAATTCAGCCATGCCCAAGAATCAATCGACAACTCAGCTGGTCGCGTACCTGGTACCCAAGCAGCTTCCAGTCATTCTGGCGAGGGTGCTTCGGTACCAACCGCCTCCGTGTCTGGCAGTGTTCAAGGACAAGGCCACTCAGCAGGTTGACATCGTCGAGGTACCACTATGAAACCCATGCTCGCGTCACCTGCCGGCCCAGTCATCCCGTTCCCAATGCTGCTCAGCCCCAAGCTGGACGGCATTCGTTGCTTGATCATCGATGGGGTCGCAGTCGGCAGGTCCTTGAAGCCGATCCCCAACAAGTACGTCCAACTGCTGTTTGGTCATCACGAGTTCAATGGCCTCGATGGGGAACTGATTGTTGAGTCGCCCATTGCCAAGGAGGTCTTCCAAGTGACGACCTCAGGCGTCATGAGCATCGAGGGCCAGCCCAAGGTGAAGTTCTACGTGTTCGACGACTTCAGCCACGACGCTGGGTTTGCCAAGCGCTTGGACATGGCTTTCAAACGGACAAAGCGGCACACCCACTTTGTGCAGGTGCAACATGACAAGGTCAACCGTGAGGGCGCCATCCTGACTTGGGAGGAGAGTTATCTTGCGGCGGGCTACGAAGGCGTCATGCTACGCCACCCAGATGGCCCGTACAAGCATGGCCGTTCAACTGCCAAGGAGGCGTGGCTGCTCAAGGTCAAGCGCTTTGTCGACGCAGAGGCCAAGGTCATCGGCTTCAGTGAGGCTCAGCACAATGCCAATGAGGCCAAGCGCAACGAACTGGGCCAACTGGAGCGGTCAAGCCACAAGGCAGGCAAGGTCGGCAAGCAGACACTAGGCGCCCTCATGGTCAAGGACCTGAAGACAGGCGTCGAGTTCGACATCGGCACCGGGTTCACGGAGTCTCAGCGCCAACTGCTATGGGCCATGGGTGACAACCTGATGGGCAAAGTCGTGAAGTACAAATCGCAGCCGACTGGCGTGAAGGACAAGCCACGCTTCCCAGTGTTCCTCGGCTTCAGGGACAAGGTGGACATGGACGCAAAATAATTTGAAATTACCTGTTTACGCTATGCAAGTTTCACTCTAGAATCTAATCACGGTCAAACAACGATCGCAACCAAACTTGCTGAGGTTCCTAAATGAAGATTGAAATTAAATGCCGGTTCGGCGGCAGTGTTCTGTTCTCGCATGAGGCTGAGGGCAACACTACACGCTTGACTCTGGAGGCAGCGGTCTCTGCTCGTGCCAACCTGGACGGTGCCAACCTGGACGGTGCCAACCTGGTCCGTGCCAACCTGGGCGGTGCCAACCTGGGCGGTGCCAACCTGGTCCGTGCCAACCTGGACGGTGCCAACCTGGGCGGTGCCAACCTGGTCTGTGCCAACCTGGACGGTGCCAACCTGGACGGTGCCAACCTGGACGGTGCCAACCTGGTCCGTGCCAACCTGGGCGGTGCCAACCTGGGCGGTGCCAACCTGGGCGGTGCCAACCTGGACGGTGCCAACCTGGTCAGTGCCAACCTGGACTGTGCCAACCTGGTCGGTGCCAACCTGGTCGGTGCCAACCTGGTCGGTGCCAACCTGGACAGTGCCAACCTGGACGGTGCCAACCTGGACGGTGCCAACCTGGACGGT